GCGGGCGTGGCTTCGGCTTGTTGTGAGCGGCCCGCTCGAGCGCCATGACGGCGGCGACGGCGAGGTCGATCTTGCGGGGGGACCCTTTGGCGTCCTTTTGCAGGTGCCCGCCATGTGTGGTGCGACGAATGACGGCGTTGCCGATATGGCGGGCGAGGTCGGGGTGTCCCGAATGGCTCAGGGCCTTGTTCATGACGGCCTCATAGAACCGCTCGGTGGCCGGGATCATCCGGGCGCCCGACTGGGGGAACGCCACCATGGGCAGGCGCTCGTCCTCGAGGACCTGCATCGAGCGAGCCCACCGGGACGGGTCGCAGGCGACCTCTCGCACCCTCCAGCGCCGACAAGCGGCGCGGATGGCGTCTTCGGCCTCCTCGATGGGCACGACCCAGTCCTGCGGGGCGTTCTTCGGGCGCTCAGAGGCCCAGACAACATCTAGGAACGGGTCCTCGCCGACGGTGCAGACGATCAGGGCGGTCGAGTCGTTGTTGTAGGACCCGTCGAAGCCCAGCACTACGTCGGATCCGTCGGGGATCTCGCGCTCGAGGTCAGCACATTCGTCCCAGGCGCCGGCTGGCAGCCACGCCGTGGCGGCACTGACCCACTGATTGAGGCGCTTAGTGCGGAACTCAGCCTCGGGCGTCGTCACGACGGCAGCGGCGAAATCGTCGGGGTCGATCAGGTCGCCGTAGGCCGGGTTCGCTGCCTCCCAGACCTTGGGGTCCCGGTGATCGCCACCTTCCGGTGCGCCGTACCAGCAGAAGAAGAACGAAGGATCCTCGGTGTAGCCCTGGGCGACCTCGATGCCGTGCTTGTAGAGCCGATAGCAGACTGACTCTTGCCCGAGACGGTCGAACATGACCCCGGCGGTGGTGATGGCGAGGGTGAGTGGGTCCAATCTGGCCCCCGAACCGAGGGTCAGGACGTTCCACAGGTCGTCCGAAGGGTGCGCGTGGAGCTCATCGGCGACGACGAAGGTCGGATTTAGACCCTCTTTGGTCGGTGCCTTGGCATTGATAACCCTGTAGCTGGAGCCGCTGGAGGGGTCATAGATGACGTCTCGGGTGATCTCGAGCGCACCCAGCAGGTCGGGCTGGGCCTGGACCATGCGCTTGGCCTCCGAGAACACGATGCGGGCTTGCTTCTCCTCGGCAGCGGCGCTGAAGACCTCGGCTCCTTCGCCGCCGAACAGCAGCGCGTCGAGCGCCATGGCCGAGCCCAGCGAGGACTTCCCGTTCTTGCGCGGGAGCCCGATCAGCGCGGTGCGGTGGCGCCGCCGGCCGTCGGGTCGTCGAGCGAAGAGGGGGCGGAGGATGTGGTCCTTCTGCCAGTCCCGGACCACCATCGGAGATCCGCCAGGGCCGGCGTAACCGTCCCGACTGACGGTGCAGAAGGTCTCGATGGCCTCGATGATCTCGTCGCCGTCACCTCTTTCGATGTCCGCTTGTGGGACTGGGGAGCGATACAGCGGCGGACAGTGCTTCGTCATGTGCGCGACCGCCTCGCTCTGAGGGTTGCCAGTGTGGTCTCCTCCTTGGTCATGGCGATGACGGCCAGGCCTAAGCGGGCCCGCGCCATGGGCGTGAGGCCGAATCCCTTGTGGAGCTCGAGGATCTGGGCGTCCAGTCGCCTCATTTCCCGGATGGCCGGGTTGGCGTACTCCTCGGAGCCGACGACATCGCCCCTCGAGGTCGTCACGGGCTTCGTCAGCACCGCTCCCTGGTCGTCCAGCGTCTTCCGGAGCAGTGCACGCTCGTCCTCGAGCTGTGCCAGGCGGATGATGGCGAGTTGGTCGCTCGGTTGCGTCCATTCGAGGTTCCGGAGGGCCATCCAGACGGCCTTCCCTGCCTTGCCGAGGTCAGCTGGCGGCTTTGCGGGAAGTGCCGGCACGATGGTCGGTGATTGGACCGCAGCCATGACGGCTTTTGACCTTGTGGGCCTGACGCGTTGATTGCGCTCGACGTTGGGAAGCGGACCGCGGGCGCCCACTAAAACCCCTTCGCTGGTTTTCGAGAAACGATGAGCGTCAGAACTTGGCGGCGTGCTGGGTCGCCTGGCCTTGCCAACCCTGAGATACAAACCCCCCCCCTGACCAGGACTTTTGTGTCGTCAGCCATGCGGCATCCGGTCCTTCTTGCTCGAGTTGCACGGGCGGCACAGCGTCTGCAGTACGTCGTCGGCCGAGCCGCCCCTTGCGAGTGGGTGGATGTGATCGGCGGTCAGGTCGGACTGCGATCCGCACTGGCCTGCGTGGATGCCGCAGCCCTGGCACTCACACAAGGGGACGGCCCGGACCGGAGCCTTGGCACGGCGGCGCCAGCGGGAGTCGTAACCGCGTGCGGTGGAGCTCGGCCGATTGACTCGGTGGGTAGGGCAGCGGGGCTCGTGGGAGAGCGACCCGCAGACCAAACAGGGTTTAAGCATCACTACGTCTGCTTCTGCTTGCGCCGGCGCTGGTCGGCTTTGGCCTGCTCGGCGCGTGCGTGTCGTCCTCGAGCCTGGCGGCGTCTGGCGGTCTTCGACATCCCGCGTCCTGGTTGGGTGCGCCGCGCCATCAGTTGGCCGCCCTGGTGGTCTGCCGAACCGCTTCGATGTGGTGGCAAGCGAGGTCGCCACACGAACAGGACCAGCCAGTCGAACCGGACCAGCGCACGTCGACCACGCCACGGTCATCGCGCACCGATGCGCAGATAACACCAGGCGTCCGCCACGTGATCACGACATCGTCGTCGGTCATAATGGCGCCTCAATCGCTTCGAGTGCTTGACGCCGGCCATGCTCGGCAGCTTCGACTAGGCGTTGGTCACTCGTTTGAGCTCCTACCAGAAGCTGGAATGTCGCCGGGCATCGATCCGCAAGGTTGGCGCCCAGCCTCTCGAAATCAGCCACGAGGTCTGCGGTAGGCGTCTGGTGACGGGCCACGAGTCCCGCGCCGGCAAGTAATGCCCAATCCGTATCGATGCCCTTTGCTGCGTCAATCCGTCTATTCGTAAGTAGGCGCGAGATGAAACCCCGATGCTGTTGTAGATGTAGTTGATATTGATGCTGTTGTTGCTGTTGGGTGACCAAGGTCCTTGTGAAGGTCCTCATGAAGCACCTTCCCAAGCCAGTAGGAAGACCTCGGATACCCGGTCGCGAAGCGGTGGCCTGGGCTTCTGGCCTTCGGGCGTAACCTCTGGCACACGCCGACCAAGGTCCTTCAGTAGGTCCTTGTGTTGGACCTTACGAAGCTCCTCAATAACCACCTTCCTAAGGACCTTCGAGTGGATGGTCTCGAAGGCTCGACTCATGCCGACGACGGCGTTGTCGGACGCCAGCGCGACGCCATGTCGGACAAACGACCGGACGAGCAATTCGTCGGTCTCGTCATCCACCTCGATGAACTTGTGCTCCTCGAGCGTCTTTGCGGCGAGCTGGATGTCCTCGACGGTCGTGTCCGGTGCGAAGGTCGCCCATCGCTTGTAGGACGGCTGTATGACGCCACAGAGGGTGATGCTGGGCTGGGAGACGATGACCACGTAGAGCCTCTGCGCGGCAGACGCCAGTGAGGTGAAGTTGTCGTCCGTCCAGATGGATGCCTTGAGCTTGACGTGGCGTTCCTGTGGGTCCTTGCGGTCATCGGCCATCAGCAGTCACCGCCTCGGCGGTGGCCCGGTAGTACGGTTGCACGAGGTTTCCTTTCTTGGGGATGGGAGACGAACTGCGGCGGCTCGGACTCAGGATCCGGGCCGTTTGCGCGTGTCGGGGAGTCAGGAAGAGGACTCTCTCCCTGTATCCGTTTCGACATCGCTAACCTGCGACTCTGGGCAGAGACGCAGGATTCGTAAGGCCATTTGGCCGATGCTGGGGTCGGGCCGCAGCGGCGGCCACTCTGGGTAGAGCGTGCGCTCGATGGCGCGGTACAAGCGGCCGTACACGAGGTCGGGTGATGTCATGCAGCAACTCCTTCTCTTCGAACTTGAACGAGATCGGCTAGGCGGACGGCTGCCCGCTCGGTGGCGCGCAACCCTGGCGCGAGCACGATGGCTGGACGCTCCTGCCAGTCGAGCTGCGCGGAGAACCAACTGCCACCGGTGGCAAGGTCCCCGCCCTCGATGGTGACGGCGCCCATGGCTTCCAGGTCCCGCACGGCCTCGCTGACCGCCCGCGGGCTCATGTTAAGCACCCTGGCCACGGTGCTAAGCGGAGCGTGGAGACTGCCACGTTCGCCGGTGAAGTTGGCCAGGCCGGCGAGCGTCTCCGCGTCTCGGCGCCGTCGGTCCCGTCGCCACGACCATTCCCGTGCAACCATCTCGTAGAGCGCTGGCGGCACCTCGTAGTCGATGACCTGAAGGTCCTCGAGGTGGCCGCCGGCACCGATGAAGTCGTCCACTCCCTTGGTCGAGCGACCCCCCAGCGTGGATGGCGGAGCGGCGACGTGGACCTGCTGCACGCCGTAGCTGATAAGGGAGTTCTGGCACAGGCGGGCCTGGTTGATGACCTGGTCCTTCGTGTACCAGTCCGCGTCGGGCACGACGACCACTACCTTGCCGACGAGGTACTGCGCGGTGAAGCGGCGCAACTCGTCGCAGTCCCAAAGGGACACGCTCGGCACGGACAACACGGCGCCGTCGTCCGCGAGCACCGCGTCCGCCTTTATGCAACCCTCGATGACGAAGAACACGACGTCGGCGGATCGGATGCGGTCCTCGGCTAGCGGGTGGACGTCGATGCGGCGGGCCAGTGAGACGGTCCCGTCCTTGACGCGCCGGGTGTGCCAGTGTGGACCTGCGACGTCGACCCCGCCGGGTTGGCCGGCGACGTGGCGCTCTCGATACAGCGGCCTGTCCGCGGCCGAGCGCCTCTTCCACCCGTCGGCATGGTCGTGGTCGTATTCCTCCACCACAGACGGCGACGACGGGAAGACGTACTTGGCCCAATGCCTGTGGCGATGGATCGTCTCGGTGTTCACGCCACGGTGGTCGTTGATGCCACCGTCGTCGGGCTCGATGGCAGGGTGGTGGTCCTTGTCCCGATTGATGTGCTTCCGCCACAACTTCGACCCAGGCTTACCCAGCAGCCGTTCCCACGGCTTCAACCCTTCCAGCTCCGGTCCGTCGCCGTGCCAGTGCGGAGGCCGTAGGCCGATCTTGACCGGCACGATCGGGCGCAGCTCGGGGTAGACCTTTGGCAGAGGTGGCCACAATGCGGGCGGGTATCGGGTGATGACCCATCCCGGCGACTGCCTGGCGATGCGGGCAACGAAGGCACGCTGTCCGCTCGTCAGGTCGGCGAACGGCGCCGTGGCGGGCTCGGAGTTGTCGGGCGTCCACCACAGGTAGGGCCGCGCCTTCCAGATGTGTTCCGGGATGCCGCGCTTCTCGGTGAAGAAGATGTACGGGTCGGCGTCCTCCTCGACGCTCACGAGCCCTCCCCGTGGACCTCGCGCAAGAACCGCGGAACGCTGATGCGGTACTGCACGCCGACGCGGAATAGTCCCGGGAGTTGGCCGGCCGCAGCCAATCTGTACGCTGTCGGCTTCGAGATCCCCAGCTGCTCGGCTGCCCATGGCAGCGTCTCGACGTCGGCGGGGAGTGTGTTGGGGTGGCGGCGCTCGGCCCGGGTGGGCTGTGGCGCGGGTGGTGCGATTGCTTGGGCGGTCTTGCCCATTGTGTTGATCTCACGATCTCCGACTCCATGACGTAATGGAGGGGTTCGGAGCGCCGGTCGGCGGGGGGGTTTAGACCGTGGAGTCGGTCAAGCGGCCATCGCCAGCCCGTCGACGCTCAAGGGCGCGACAGGGCAGGCGGGCGGGGCGTTCGAGCTAATCGGTGAGACAGACGCGAGGTGGCCCGGTGGTCCGGTGTCGTCATCCAGGTCACCGGCGGTTAGGTGCCCCGGTTCGTCGGATCCCGGACGTCGCCATCTGCGGCCAAAGGCAAGGGCGCGACGTTGGGCGCGGTTGAACTGACTGCGAACGAATACGTCCCACCCTTCGAGGATCGCATCCATGAGGCCGGTAAATGCCC